AAAAAGAAGATGTAAAAATTATCTTGCAGTTCTAAGAAATCATGCCACAGGAAACTAATCTTAATGTTGCCCCATACTTTGACGATTTCGATCAGCAGAGTAATTATTACAAGGTCTTATTTAAACCCGGATATCCCGTTCAAGCTAGGGAATTAAATAATCTTCAATCTGTTTTACAGAATCAAGTTGAAGATATGGGAAATCATCTATTTAAGGAAGGTGCTAAGGTCATTCCTGGTAACCTTTCTTATTTGTGGGAGTTTCATGCTATTAAAATTGATCCCGAATTCCTTGGTATTCCAGTTTCTTTATATCTGGACCAATTAGTTGGTAAGAGAATTGTAGGAGAAACTTCTGGGGTTACCGCACAGGTCGTAAAGTATATTACGGCTAAAGAGTCTGATGAGGGAGCTTGGACACTATATGTTGATTATTTCCAATCTGCTACTACTGACTTAGCAACTCAAACTTTCCAAAATAATGAAGTCTTATTGACTGAAGGGCCTATTAATTTCACTACTACTTTCATTGCTGCTGGAGAAGGATTTGCAAAGACTTTCACTAATGATGCACCTAAAGTAGGGTGTGCATTTGCACTAAGTCAAGGTGTTTATTTCTTAAGGGGATATTTTGTTGACGTCTTTGATGAAATTCTAATTCTTGATCAGTATAGTAATAGACCAAGTTATAGAATTGGATTAAATGTTAGTGAGGATATAATCTCCTCTGATATTGATCCTAGCCTGACGGATAATGCTCAGGGATTTAATAACTACACTGCGCCTGGAGCTGATAGATTCCAGATTAAAGCTACTTTATCTAAGAAAGAAGTTGATGATTTTAATGATCAGAACTTTGTTCAGTTAGCAGAGGTTAGAAATGGTATTCTTAGAGAGATTAATGATAAGGTAGATTATAATATTTTAGGTAATGAGTTAGCAAGAAGAACCTTTGATGAATCTGGTCACTATTACATTAGGGAATTTGTAACTACTGTAAGAGAAAGTTTGAATAATGGTTATGGTAATAGAGGAATCTATAATGTCAATCAAACGACTTGGAATGGTGGAAAACCAAGTGATGATTTGTGTATCTATAAGATTAGCCCAGGTAAGGCATATATTAGAGGATATGAGGTTGATGTAAGGGGTCCTACTTTCTTAGATATCCAAAAGCCTAGGTCTACAAGAGATATTAATACTCAGGCAGTTAATTTTGGATTTGGTCCTACTGTAACTGTCAATAATAACTATGGCTCTGCTACCATTGGATTCAATACAACTAATACTCTTAGTTTGAGAGATGAAAGAGTAGGAGTTACTCAGAAGAATGAGCCAGGAAAAGAAATTGGTGTTGCTAGAATTTGGGATTATGCATTAGAATCTGGTTCTTATCATACTTCTACTCCACAACTTAATCAGTGGGATCTTTCACTATTTGATCTTCAGACATATACAGATTTTACTGTTAATGAAGCAGTTACTTTGAATACTCCTGTATTTGTTCAGGGACAATCAAGTGGTGCTACTGGATATTTGAGAAATAGTGTACAAGCTGGAACTGCATTTACTTGTTATGACATAAGTGGTGATTTCTATATTGGTGAGAGACTGAAGTTCAATGGAACTTTTAATGATGCTAGAACTACTACTGATATTAAGAATTGGGAAATCTCTGATATTAAATCAGTTTATGGTATTGTAGGGACTGCTAAGACATTCACAGGAGATTTAATTCCTTCAGTTAAGACAGAAGTAGGTATTTGTAGTATTACTCCTCATTCTGGTGGTATTTCTACAGTTACTACTCCAACCACTACTTGGCCTGGTATTGTTACCACAGGCAATCTGATCCAATATGCTGTTCCTGGAGAGACTTTTTTAAGCTTTGCTAAAGTAGATACGGTTAATACAAACTCTATTGTTATTTCTGGAGTTGCTACTGTCACAGGATTCTGTAATGGTGGACTTCCATCAGTTACTACAGAAGTTACTGATCTTTCTGTAATTGAATCTAGATTGCAGGATAATCGTACTAGTGGTAATCCAGCTAGCAATGATAATTTGTTTAGTGTCTTCCCTAAGAGAAATGTTTCTAATGTAGTACTAGATGGTGCTACTATTACAATTAGAAGACAGTTTGATACCGCTATTGCTGATGGCGCTACGGCAACTGTAACAGCAGGTAATAATGAAGTATTTTTACCATTTGATGAGGAAAGATATACTCTTGTTAGATCAGATGGCTCTACAGAATCTCTTTCTTCTGACAAGTTTACATTTTCAACTGGTTCCACTCAGGTAACTATTGATGGACTTGGAGCTGATGATGGTGCTTGTATTTTGATTGCTACTCTACGGAAGAGTCAACTTACAGCTAAGACAAAGATTAATCCTATTATTAATTCAGTTATTCTTAATAAGTCAACTATACAAGGAGCTGGTATTGGAGGAACTACTCTTAATAATGGTCTGGTTTATGGCAATTATGCATTTGGTACTAGAGTTGAAGATCCTGTCATTTGTTTGAATAAACCAGATATCGTTATGTTATATGGTATTTTTGAATCTAAGAATACTGATGATCCAGTATCTCCTTCTTTAACTATTGCTTCAGCAGATGGTCCTACAGGAACTACTAACGATCTCATTATTGGTGAGGAAGTTATAGGTACTGTAAGTGGTGCATCCGCACTCTATATTATTAGGAGGAGTGATACTTCTATTAACTTCATTTATAAGAATGATACAGTATTTGAGAATGGAGAAGTTATTACATTTTCACAGTCTGGAGTAAGTGCTCTTGCTGCTAATATACAAGTAGGAAGTTCTAATGTTACTAAAGAGTATACATTTAATAGTGGACAAAAGAACTCCATTTATGATTACGCAAGAATTATTAGAAAAGTAAATTCTCCTAAAGCATCTAGAAAGCTTATTGTTTATTATCTAAATGCTTATTATGATGATTCTGATATTGGAGATGTTACTGTAGCTAATTCTTATGACAACTTCTCATTTGGTACTGAAATTTCTGCCATTAATGGTTATAGGAATACTGATTTATTTGACGCTAGACCAAGGGTTTCGAATTATACACCATCTGAAGGAACTAGATCACCATTTGAATTTGATGGAAGAAATTTTGATGGTGGACAACATAGTTCCAAATATGTAATTGCTTCTGATGAATCTATTTCTATTGGATTTAGTTATTATCTAGGAAGAATTGATAGAGTTTATTTGGATAGAGATGGCATCTTCAGTGTTAAAGAAGGTGCTGCTGATGATATTCCTACTCCACCAAATGAAGTATCATCTGCATTGAATATTGCTAATATATACTTACCAGCTTATTTGTATAGTGCTCAACAAGCAGTAGTAACATCTATAGATCATAAGAGATATCAGATGAGTGATATTTCTAGATTGGAGCAAAGAATTAAGAATCTGGAATATTATACTTCTTTGAATCAACTTGAAACTTCAACAATGAATCTATTCATTGCTGATGCTAATGGATTCAATAGATTCAAGTCTGGTATCTATGTTGATAATTTCTCTTCAACAAAACCCCAAGATTGTGCTGTTGGATTTAGAAATAGTATTGATAAAGTTAAGAGGATAATGAGACCATCTCATTATACTACTGCTCTTAATCTTGAAATTGGAAATACTAGTATTACTGGAATTGGCACTACAAATGCAGCCAATCAAGATTCTAGATACGCTGATGTCTTAGGAACTAATGTTAAGAGATCTAGTCAAGTTGTAACTCTTGATTATACAGAGCAATCTTGGTTAGAACAGCCATTTGCTACAAGATCTGAAAGTGTAACTCCTTTCCTTGTTAGATTCTGGGAAGGTTCACTTAAGTTTGAACCTACTGTTGATGTCTGGATTGATGTTAATAGAATGGAACTCAGAGATGTCCTTCAAGAAGGTTCATTTGTGGGTGTTGCTGAAGCAATGAGAGCTGAGATTACTAGTCATGCTGATGGATCAAGATCTGGTTTAAGTCCTGTTATTTGGAAGGCTTGGCAGACTGATGTAATAGATGTTGAGTTTAACTTAAGTAGTGAAGGTGCATCCAGTGTTACAGCTGGAAGTCGCCGAGGTACTCTATCTGATGCTTGGGCAACTGCGATGAACGATCCGACTTGGAATCATCGAGCGAAAATTCTACGTGGTGAACTTCCAGAGGCATTTGAGGTAGCCACAGAAACTACTGAAAATGAAGTTACTATTTCTGGTACTGTTGGTGTTGATTTGTATCAGTCAAGAGAAGGTAGTCAAACCACTGTTAATGAGCAGATTGATACAGAATCTCTTGGAGATAGAATTGTAAGTAGAAATGTAATCTACTTCATGAGAGGTAGGAATATTGAATTTACTGCCACTAGAATGAAGCCTTATACTCAGGTATATCCATTCTTTGATAATGTAGATGTTAAGAAGTTCTGTATGTCCAAGTTGGTTGAAATTGAGATGGTTCAAGGAACCTTCCAAGTTGGTGAATGGGTTGGAGGTATCATGCCTTCTACTGAAACTTCTGAACAGGTTGAGGAAGGTACAAAAGCAGCTATTGTATTCAGAGTAGCTACTACTAATCATAAGTATGGACCTTATAATGATCCAATTGATAGATTTGATCGCAATCCTTATAATAGAGAACTTACAATTCCTGCTATTTACTCAGAAACTTCTTCAATTCTAAATGTTGATACATTTAGTTTGGCTAATGAGCATCAACCTTGGTTTGCTGGATATGTTGCTAAGGGTATGACTTTGAGAGGTAATAGTAGTGGAGCTCAAGCAACAGTTAAAGATGTTAGATTAGTATGTGATAGACTTGGAACTTTGATTGGTTCTTATAAAGTTCCTAGTGGTAATGATCCATCTAACCCTGTATTTGAAACTGGTAGATCTAGATTGAGACTTACTAGCAGTCCTATTGATAGTCACGTAGAAGGAACTGTCACTACTGCTTGTGAGGAAATCTTCTACTCTCAGGGTGATATTGATAATACACAGGAAGTTACCCTATCCCTGAGAAATGCAAGGGTTGAGCACAATGACAACTTCCGTGAAACAAGAGTTATTGGAGACCAATCAACCTCACAGACTACCTTTAGTGTTGGAGGTAGTACAGAACTTACTGGATGTTATACTGACCCGTTAGCACAAACCTTTATGGTTGATGATGTTACTGGTGTCTTCCTTACAGGTTGTGATATTTACTTCCATGAGAAGGATACAGCTGGTGTTCCTGTTACATTCCAGATTAGAGAGACCCAAATGGGTACTCCTATTACCAAGATTTTAGCTTACTCCGAAGTACATATGGATCCGGCAGCTATTGAGCTGTCTACTGATGCCAGTGTTAAAACACACTTCAAATTTGAATCTCCAGTTTATCTGAATGCTCAGAGAGAATACGCTTTGGTTCTTCTCTCTAACTCTACTGATTATAGAGTTTGGATTTCTAGACTTGGTGAATCTGATGTAGGCACTATTGCACAAGAAGAAGGACAGGTTCTTGTATCTACACAAAGATTACTTGGTTCACTATTCAAATCTCAAAACGCTTCTGTTTGGACTCCAAGTCAGTATGAAGACTTGAAGTTTGAGTTGTATAGAGCAGACTTTGTTGCTGATGGTTCAGTTCAGTTCTTTAATCCTCCTCTTCCAGAAGATATATCGGTTATTTCTAGAGGTAGTATTACTGCTACTCCTAATAATATTAGAGTTGGACTTGGTACAACATTAGCAGATACTGGATTAGAAGTAGGAAATACGGTTTATCAAACTGGAACTACTGGTGAAGGTACTTTGGTTGGTTATGCTGGTTCAGCTCATTCCACACTCTCACTCACTAATGTTGGAGCTGGATATACACCAAGTTCTGGTTACTATGTCTTCTCTGGAATTGCGCTTACAAGTGTTACTGGAGATGGTCTGAATGCTACTGCAGAAATTGCAGTTAAGGATGGAGTTGCAATCGCTGCTACTATTTCTAGCTTCGGATTTGGTGGAAATGGTGGAGGTAAGGGTTATCAAGTTGGTGATGTCTTGACACCTATTACTATTGGAAATAAAGGACTTGGTTCTGGAATGAAACTTTCAGTCAGTCAACTTTATGGAAATAATGAGTTGGTTATTGAAAATGTTCAAGGAATATTTGGAACAGAATCTACTCAGTATCTCAATTATACTAATAGTCTTGGTGTTAATACATCTTTGAATTATTCTACTGGTGGTCAGGTTGTCGCCATATCTCCTATTAGAAAAATTAGTGATGGACTTCATATGAAGATCTTCCAAAGAAATCATGGAATGCACTCCTCTACTAACGTAGTCACTTTAAGCAACATTAAGACTGATGTAAATCAATCTAAGTTGTCAGTTGACTATGGTAGTTCTGCAACATCTGCAATTTCAGTAGCAAGTACCGATGTTTATGGTACTTTTGAAAATCTAGGTGTTGGTGCTACTAATCCAGGATACATTAAGATTGGTAGTGAGATTATCAAGTATACTGGAGTAGAGAGTAGTACATTGACTGGTATTACTAGAGGAATTGATAATAGTCCAACAGAAAGACATTCTGCTGAAGATTTGGTTAGTAAGTATGAGTTTAATGGTATTTCCTTAAGAAGGATTAATACTACTCACAATCTTAATGAAGTTTCTTCTACTATTCCAAATGCTATTACTTTAGATTCATATCATATTAAGATTGATCTTGCTGATACTGATACTGGAACTAATAGATCAAATGCTGGATTGTTCCCAGAACTTCATTTCAATAGGAATCAAAGCAATCTAGGTAATGGAGCAAAAGGAACTTATAACATTCCTTTTGACATTTGTGTCCCTAACTTTAATAGTATAGCACCTACTGGAACAGTTATTTACTCTTCTATGAGAACAACTGCTGGTAAGAGTATTAGTGGTATAGAAGCACCATTTGTGGATAAGGGATTCATCAAACTGTCATTGAGGCAAGAAAACTATTTTGATAGTACTAGAATTGTTGCTTCTAAGCCTAATGAGGATTCATTACTTGGAGATTTGCCAGCTAACAAATCTTTGACTATGAATTTGAATCTTGTTTCAGAAGATTCAAGATTGTCTCCAGCTGTTGATCTTGATCAAGCATCAGTTATATTCATTTCAAATAGAATTAATTCTCCTATAACAAATTGGGATACAAACTTTGAAGTTAAGAATGTTACAGATGATCCAAATAGATTCTTCTATGTAACTAAGAATGTTTCTCTGGAGAATCCAGCCACTTCCTTACAGGTTTACTTAGAAGCTTATATTAACCTCTATAATGATGTAAGAGTATTCTACGCTCTTGATCAAACAGGTGGTGTTGATGATTGTATATTTGTCCCCTTCCCTGGATTTTCTAATCAGGATCCTACAAGAGAAGGAGTTATTCTGAGTACTTCAGGAAGTGATGGTTCATCTGATCGTGAGATAGCTAAGACTGATATTTTAGATCCTAATCCTTCTTTGAATTTCTTTAAAGAATATAGGTTTACAGCTGTTGATCTCAGTCCTTTCAATACCTTTAGGATTAAGATTATTGGCACAAGTACAAATCAGACATTCCCGCCTCAAATTAGAAACCTCAGATCCATAGCCCTAGCATAATGGCATTAATTAAAGTCAAGGATCATGATGGTTTTTATAGAGATAGTAACTCACAAGCTATCATCAATAAAAACAATCAAGATTATCAAGCATATGTGGCTAATAGAGATAAACTTCTTTCTGATAAAGAAAGGATTGATAAGTTAGAGAATGAAATTGGTGATATTAAGAGTATGATTCAAACATTAATAGATAAGTAACATGGCTAATAATACTATTACTTTTGATCCAGATTCTGGGGTCGCCTATGGTGTTAATTTAACTATTAATGCTGGAGCAGATTTTAAATCTAGTTTTAAAGTTCTAAGTCCGAATAAGAATAATTATAATTTTACTGGTTATAGTGGATCTTCACAGATGACTAAATCAGTATCTGTTGGATCTACAGTTTATCCTAATGCCACCTTTACAGTTGGTTTTACTAGTGCTGTGGGTGGTGAATTTGATATTTCTTTGGGTTCCACTCAAACTAGAAATTTGAAGGAAGGAAGATATTGGTATGATGTTTTGGTTGGTTCTGGATCTACCATTTATAGAATAGCTGAAGGAAATATCTTGGTACAAGGAGGAGTATCTTCATCACCATAAATATAAAAATAATACTAGTATAACATGGCACAGCCTGCTTCACGAGAGGAATTTAAAAACTATTGCCTTAGGCAATTGGGGGCTCCTGTGCTGGAAATTAATATTTCTGAGGAGCAATGTGAAGACTTAATTGATGATGCTTTACAGTTTTGGCATGAGAGACATTATGATGGTGTAGCACAAACCTATCTAAAGTATAAGATTACTCAAGAAGATATTGATAGAGGTAAGGCTAACTCAGATAATCCTGCTGGCATAACCACCACAACAGTTGATAAGACTGTTGGTGTTACTACCCAGTTTAGCTTTGAGGAGAATAGTAATTATCTTCCTATACCATCCGATATCATTGGAGTCAATAAGATTTTCCAATTTGATGAGTCTTCATCAATTAATAGTAATAATATGTTTAGCTTTAAATATCAGCTATTCTTGAACGATGTCTATTATTGGGGAACTACGGATTTATTGAGTTATTCTATGGCTATGACGTATTTGGAAACTATGAATTTCCTTCTCAATACTCATAAGCAGATTAGATTTAATCAGAGAATGGATAAGCTCTATATTGATGTGAGATGGCCAGAAGTGAGAGTTGGTGAGTATATTATTATTGATTGTTGGAGAGCTTTAGATGGAAATTCTTTCACAGGTGTTTGGAATGATTTCTTTCTTAAGAGATATGGAACTGCTTTAATGAAGAGGCAATGGGGCATGAATTTGATTAAATTTACTGGGGTTAAACTTCCTGGTGGTATTGAATTTAATGGAAGACAAATATATGATGATGCTGAAAAAGAGATACAAGATATTAGAGCATCTATGCTCAGCACTTATGAACTTCCACCTTTGGACCTTATTGGTTGAGGTAAGACATGGTACTCAATTCTTACTTTCTTCAAGGTTCTAAAAGCGAACAAAACCTCCTTCAATCTCTCATTAATGAGCAGATTCAGATGTATGGGGTGGAGGTCTATTATATCCCCAGAAAATATATAACTACTAATAGTGTTATTAAAGAAGTTATAGAATCAACTTTTGATGATGCTTATCCTATTGAAGCATATGTAGATAACTATGAAGGATATGGTGGTCAAGGAACTATTCTTTCAAAGTTTGGTATTCAAGAACAAGACGATCTTACTCTGATTATTTCAAGAGACAGATATGAAAGTTATATTGCTCCTTTGATGAAGAATACTCCTAAGGTGGAGTTATATGAGCGTCCTAAAGAAGGGGATATCATTTACTTCCCATTGGGTGATAGGTTGTTTGAAATTAAGTATGTTGAGCATGAACAACCATTCTATCAGCTAAAGAAAAATTATGTTTATCAACTGAGATGTGAACTCTTCCGTTATGAGGATGAGGTTATTGATACTGGTATTGAAGCTATTGATGATGAAATTGAACAGGTAGGTCACATTCAAACCTTGTCACTTATAGGAGCTGCTACACAGGCAACTGCAAGTGCTTCTTATTGTGCAAGTGGTGGTGTTAATAAGATTTATATGAGTAATATGGGTAATGGGTATACTTCCCAACCCGTTATAGGATTCTCTTCTGCTCCATCAGGTGGAATAACTGCTACTGGTATTGCTTCAATTAACCAGACATTTATTAACTGTGATGGTACTCAAGAAGGTGGCAAGATTCAACACATTTATATAACTAACTCTGGTTGTGGATATACAGTTGCTCCTTGGATTACAATAGGTATTGGAACTCAAAGTGGTGGTGGAGTTGGGGCTGCTGCGACAGCAGGAATATCCACAGGCACTGTAGGAGTTGTAACACTAACTGGTCAAGGGTCTGGATATACTACAAGTCCTGCAGTCACATTTAGTGCTCCACCTAGTGGTATTAATAGTGCTACTGGTTATGCAGCTATCAATGCTTCTGGTATTGTTACAGCTTTCTATGTAACTTATGGTGGTATTGGATATACTGGAAACCCAACTGTTACTATTGATGCTCCTGGAGCTACAGGAATTGGAACAGGGTCATATATCTATAATGAGGTAGTTACTGGCCAAACTTCTGGCACCACTGCTAGAGTTAGAAAATGGAATGTTGTTGGTAGTAAGTTGTCTATAGCTACTGTTGATGGAACCTTCCTTAGAGGGGAACAAGTTCTTGGTGGAGAATCTGGAGCTGTCTATGTTATTGGTTCAACCAATACTTATGATACTTCTAGAACAAATGTTGAGGAAACTTTAACTACTACTCCATTTGCAGATAATGCAAATATTGAAACTCAGGGAGATTCTATTCTGGACTTCACGGAGACTAATCCTTTTGGGATGCCTTAATAATTTGTTAAATAGTGTATAGTAAAGGTATAGATTAATGTTTGAGTATTTCTATAATGAGATCTTTAGATCCGTTATTATTGGATTTGGGACCTTATTTAATGGTATTCAGGTAAAGAAGGATTCTGGAGATATTAGAGTTCCTTTAGCCTATGGACCAACTCAAAAGTTTCTTGCTAGAATGCAGCAGGAAGCTGATTTGAATGCTCCTACACAGATGACTCTTCCTAGAATGTCATTTGAATTTTTGGGATTGCAATATGACCCAAGTAGGAAGTCAACTCAAACACAGTCAATTGTCACTCAAGATCCTAGTGGTAATGAAGTGAGAAGGGTGTATATGCCAGTACCTTATAATATGAGGTTTGAGCTAGCCGTCATGACTAAAGTCAATGATGATATGCTTCAGATTACTGAACAGATTCTTCCTTATTTCCAACCAGCTTATAATCTTCCTATTAACTTTCTTGGTAACTTGAAAGAGAAAAGAGATGTTCCTATTCAATTGGATAACATCACTATGGAAGATGATTATGAAGGTAACTTTGATACAAGAAGAGCTCTTATCTATACATTCAGCTTTACTGCTAAAACATACATTTTTGGACCTATTTCCGATATCAGTGGAGATATTATCAAGAAGGTTTCTATTGGTTATGTTGCTGGTTCCAAGGCACCTGGTTCTTCACCTTCTAGAGATCTTACATATCAAGTTCTTCCTAGGGCTACTAAGGATTACACTGGTGATATTGTAACACTCCTTGCTGAGAATGTTAATCTTACAGATGAGATTATTGAGGTTGATGATGGAACAGCTGTTAAGGCAGAGAAGTACATCTATGTTGGTACTGAGGAGATGTATGTGGAAGCTGTCACTGGTAATAAACTATCAGTGAAGAGAGGTCAAGACAATACTACAGTTCAAAATCATGTACTTGGTGCCAAGGTTCTTGGTATTGATTATACGGATAATGCAGCTGGAGTTGGGGTAGACAGTGCTCTAATTCAGTTTGGTGATGATTTTGGATTTGATGGAAATACATTCTAGGTATAATATATGTCATTAAATGATGAATTTAACATTACTCCTACTGAGATTACAGTAGATGAGAGTGCAGTGGTTGTTGGTGTTGATAGGGAAAAACCTGACAGACTAACCAAGGATGATATTACAAAAGATTATGAATATACTAGAGGTAATCTTTATAGTATAATTGAAAAAGGACAAGAAGCAATTAATGGCATTTTAGAACTTGCTCAAGAGAGTGAGATGCCAAGAGCATATGAGGTTGCAGGTCAGTTAATCAAGAGTGTATCTGATGCAACTGATAAGTTGATGGATCTTCAGAAGAAGGTAAAGGATGTTAATGAGGAGAAGGAATCTAAATCTCCTACAACTGTCAATAACGCATTGTTTGTTGGATCTACAGCAGAATTGCAAAAATTGTTGAAGAACAATATTCCGTCTAAATAGATTGAGGGAGAGAAATCCCATAGTATTATATCACTAATAGACTAGAAATGTCGGATATTAATGACAACTTGCCCTCAATAGAGGATTATAGAGATAATCAGGATGAGTTACCGTCTATTAGTGACTTTATCACAGAAGAAGGGTTGCCTTCTGTAGAAGAATTTGTAGAAAAGAAAGAAGAAGAAGATATTGTAGAAGAGACAATAGAAGAACCTGATCAACAAACAGGTGACCTTACAGAAGTATTACGTCTGATTAATTCTGTTCGTAAGGATATTCCAGATATTCCTGAGATTAAGTATTATGATGAGGAATTAGAAAAACTTACCGAATACATTGGACAAGTTCAGGATGGTATTCCAGAAGTAAAATATTATGACGAGGATATATCTTCTTTAAAGAAAGATATTGAGGATGTAAGAGGAGATATTCCAGAAGTACCAGAAGTTAGGTACTATGAAGAAGATATAAGTTTTATTCAAACTAGAATCGATAATATTAAGAAAGACATTCAAAGTCTTCCTGAAGTAAAGTATTATGAGGAGGATATTGAATCATTAAAGGTTCATATCCAGGAAGTAGTAGATAGTATTCCTGTTTTCCCCAAGTGGGTTAATGAGGTTAATGAAGTTCCTGATTTCTCTTGGATTGGTAAAACTTTTAGCGTCATTGATGATGACTTTGTTAAAGTCCAGGATAATTTGAATAGTATTCAAGATAGGATTACTGATGAAGTTAGTGATATTGCAGAATCTATTGAGGTCAAATTATTTGAGAATAAGGTAGATCTTAATGAGTTAACTAAAAATTTAGAAGAATCTAAGGATAAGATTTATGAGGAATTAAAGGAATATTCTGTAAGGGTTTGGGAACATCATAATACCTTTAAAGATGATGATAGAAAGTTAAAGAAGCAGTTACTTGGGGAAAATAACAAGTTAAAGCAAAAATTAGAAAAGGATTTAAAGGAATTAAATGATACAAATATAGAATCCCAAAATACTATTACTTCAGCTCTTACTGAGTATTTTAATGAAGTAAAAGAGGACATTTCAAATCTTCCTGAAGTAAAATATTATGATAAAGATATCCAGAATTTGGGAGAAGAAGTATCTCAATTGGATGAGAGAATTGGAAGTCAAGGGATTAATATTAATGAGTTATATAAGATTGTTGAAGAGTTAAAGAAAACTCAAGAAAATCTAAAGGAGTCAACCGTAGTTTCTGGTCCTGATCCCAAACTCAAACAAGCTGATGATCCTCTTACTCCTATAGATCAAGAGTTTGATAGTTTAGCCAAATTAGCTAAGAGTTATAAGTTATTTACAGCTAGAATTCAAGAACAATTGTGGAGTATTGGTGGAGGTGGTGCAGCCTTTATCAAGGATCTGGATGATGTTACTTTTGATCAAGAAACTGGTGGAAATAAATTACTCATTTATGCTGGAATCCAAACTGGTTGGATAGGAATTTCTAGTGATGATCTTGGTGGTGGTGCAGGAGTTGGTGGAACATGGGCTATTGATTCTGTAGGTATTCATACTATTAAGAGTGTTGGTATAGGAACAACTGCGGATTCCTCATATCAATTACTGGTTAAGGGGGATGGTCATTTTACTGGTAACATTTCTGCTGCTGGGACAGTTACTTTTGAAGATGTAAAACATATCGATGCTATTGGAGTCAGTACCTTTAGAGATGGTATTATAGTTCAGAGTGGTGTTACTACTATTTCTAGTGGTATTGGAACTGTTTATGTTGGTAGTGGATCTACTACTTTAATAGTAGATGGTGATGCTAGAATTACTGGTATTCTTACAGTAGGTAGAGGATCTGTAACTATTGATGGTGATAATAATCAACTTAATGTTGGTGTTGTTACTGTTACTAATTCGACAATTTATATTGGTGATAATGTATCTCTTAGTGGAAGTGCATCTGGTATTAACTCTGCTCCTAATGTTTTATATGTTGCAAAAGATGGAATTGATACTGATAATGGAACATCTATTGATAATGCGT